TACGTCGACATCACGAAAAAATTTGCAAAACCGCTTTACCGCTTCGCGGATTTCTTCGCTATCTCCCGCTTCGTTCCCTTGCGTGGAGTTTTCGTAGCATACAGCCTGGTGGATTCGCTAGTTCTGAACATGCAGACATGTCCTCAAAGCGGATCGAGCAACCCCGATCAAACAATATCCGTATTTTGCCTATATATTTTTTAAGTGTTCTTTTAGAATTTTTGAACCACCAACACGTACATTAATAATTCCATTGTAGTAATCATCATTTTCAAGTACTCTGCGTTCAAATTGTTCTCTGGCCTCTAGGTAACTTGCAATGCCTCTGCTTGGACAGTAGTATAATATTTCTCTAGTGAACTTGTCTTCGCCTAGTTGTGCAACATCCGCAATCAATCTGTCCGAAGATCCCCAATAGTCTCTCCAGTCTGATTCTTTTGTTCCACGTCTTTTGTTTTTCTTGCCTTTTAGCGGTGGCTTCGTTGTTTTGAATTTTGCTAGTTTCTTGCCTACATACTTCATGCCATTGACTTTATTGGTTATCAAGTAGACAAATGCTTCTACACCTTCTGGTATTTCATCCACATTTTCACCTTGATAAGTCCATTGCATATTGGTACTTACCGTTGCCTATGATTCTGGGGCCTCTTTCTTGGAATTGTGTTTATAATGTATCTCGTCCATACGCTCTTTTGCTAGTGATCTTATCTCACGTAGCCATTTTCTGCTTTCTCGATGCGTTCGTACAGAGTTACGAGCTTCAAATTTCTCATTTGCCTTAAAATATGCCATATACGCCTTGGTCAATTTATCATGTGTATCGTCATTCATTGTGTATTTCTACATCGTTCTCATATGATGTAAAGCCGTTTTCCTTTATTACTTTGAGAACATGTGTTACTCTTCCTACTAGTTCGTCTTTGTGGGATATAAGATAAACATTTTTCTGTCTTTCTCTACCCATCTTTTTAAGAATACCTAACGAATTCTCAACACCGCTGGTATCCATACCACTATCAATCAGCTCATCAATAAACAGCAGATTGATATTCTGATATAAGCTCTCCCAAACATCACGGAATGCAAAGCTCATACCAAGGATAAGCCTATTACGCTCACCTCTACTTAAATTGTCAAAATCTAAATCTTGTCCTAATTGTGTAATTTCTACTGTTAAGTCGTTTTGGAATATTACACTGTGCGGTAGTCCAAGTTTATCAAGATAATTAGTAAGCCTATTGTTTAGATATGCTAAATTTTGATCAATAATCTTTTTACGAATAAAACTATCTTTGTTTGTTAATAGTTTCAACATGAAATCTTGATGTTCTTTGAGACTAGTTAAATCATTTACAGTTTTCCAATCAATTTCTTGTATTGCACTATTGTTTAGTTCATCAATTTGTTCTTGATAAGGATCTACTTCTGCTTTTGCACGGCTAAGAGCTTCTTGTAATTGTGCAACATTTTGTTTATGATCGTAAACTTCTTTGATAGTTTCATAGAATGTAGTAGGCTTGCCGTTTATATCACCGATTTCGTCTAGTGCATTTGTTACATCAGTAACTTTGTCGCCTACTTCTTTTTGATATGCTATTGCATCTTCAAGTTCTTTATTCTTACTAATTGCTAGTTCTTCTTTTTTATCATCATGTAGTGCTTGTCCACAAGTATGACATGTGCCTTGATCAAGATTTTCTGAATCTCTTTTTGCTTTTTCTACAGAGTTGTCTGCACGTACTAGTGCAGGCTCTAATGTGCTTAATTCTTTTTTAAGAGCCAAAATAGAATTGTTTTGTTCTTCCCACTTAGACAACTTTTCGTGTTTATCTAGTTCATCTTCTACATCTAAATGTTCTAATTCGTCGATTGAAGCTTCTAATTTAGCAATGTCTTGTTGTTGCTTTGTATTCCAAGCACTTTGCTTTGTTTGTAAACTACGAACTGTTTCACCGATACGTGAATTACTTGTTTCTATTGCATTTATACGAGCAGTTTCATCCGTAATTGCTTCTCTTGTTTGTCTAAGTTTGTCTTTAAGCACTTCTGCTTTTTCAGAAAGTATTGTAATACCAAGTAATTGTTCAATAATATCTTTTTGATCATTTACCCGCATACTTAAAAAAGGTTCTGTGTATGTGTTTAGTGCAACAACGTGTTTGAACATGTTGTGCGACATACCTAATAAGTCAATAATATCTTCCTGTGTTTTACGTGAGTCACCTTGAGACTCATCTAGCATTTCTTGTTCTTGTCCGTCTACATAAAACTTAAGAATATTAGGTCCACGTCCTCTTTCAATCTTATATTCTCTACCATCTTTTTCAAAAGATAGAGTAACCAACATACCTTTGTTGTTAGTTTTGTTAATTAAATTGTTGCGTTTAATATTTGTTAAAGCAAGCCCGTAAAGGGCATAACTCAGTGCGTTTACAATAGTAGTTTTACCTGTACCATTACGTGATCCGCTGTCGTCACCGCCTTGGTCAAGGTTCTCTCCTAATACAAGTGTAAGTTGTTGTTTATCAAAATCAACTGCTTGGGTTTGATTACCCACACTCATAAAGTTTTTAACAGTTAAGCTCTTAATTTTAATCATAGTTCGTCATATATTCCTAATAGCAACTTTTTATCATAGTTTTCTGTGTCTAGTGCAGTTATTTCTTTTGTTACAATTTCATCTACACTTTCAAAAGTGCTAATGTCAATGTCAGTGTGTATTTCCTCGTCTTGTTGACTAGGAATAAGTGTAATTTCTCTACAGTCATATTCATTAATAAATGTTTCTTTGATAAAACTTGCCTCTTCATAACTTATAGGTAAGTCAAGTGTTACTCGCAAATACATTTTATTTTTTAGTAGTGTATCTTTTTCATCTAATAGTCTTGATAGTTTTACTGTTCTATACTTAGGACAGTCTAGCCAATTGATGTATTGGGGTTCTTTATTATTTTCTTTATCAAGGATCATCATACCACGTTCATCGTCCCAAGCATCTGCATAGTTGTGCGGAAATGCATTACCCATATAATGTATTGATCCTTGTACTTGACGTTTGTGAAAATGTCCGCTAAAAACATATTCTTGGTGCTTGAAATGGTCAGCTTTTAATTCGCCGTGATCTGGCATTTGTACCATTGCGTTCATATAGAAGCTAGGAAGTTCAAAATGTCCAAACATATACTTTGTTTTAATGTTACTAATCTGTTTCCACTCTTCTCCTACAAGCCACGGAACTAACGCAACGTCATCTTCTACAAGTATTTCGTCAACATATGTTATACCAGGAATGTGTTTACCAAACTCAACACTATAAACATCACGTTTGTCTTTGTAATACAAATCGTGATTACCAGCAAAGAAATAAAATTTTTCAAATGCCGCACCTAGTTTTTCTAGACAGCGTGTAGTCGCATCTAGTGTTTGTACATTAATAGTATTTCTGTTGTGATGCCAGTCACCACAAAATATTCCGGTTTCACAACCGTTTGCTTTTGCTTGTTCTATAAACCAATCTACAAAGTCTTCACAATCTTGAAGATGTAGCCTACTGTTAGACTTCAACCCAAGGTGAATATCTGTAAATACCGCCGCTTTCTTAAACATTCGTACTCCTGTTTGTTATATTATACTGTAAAATTTGACACAAGTCAAGCGTTTTTTTCTTGTTTTTGGACAGATTCCTTAGCTTCTTGTGTTTTTACACGATCCCATTCGGTTGATGCTTGTCTAGTATAACTAGGATTCATGTTATTCATTTCTAAGATATCATCTCTTATGTTTTGATTTCTTTTTTCAATATTAATAACTCTAACAAATGAATTTGTAACCGCGGCTGTATAATAAGCAAATGGGTTGTTTGATTTTGATTCATCAAATTGTAAACCTATTTGTGCTAATTGTAAGATTGCTTGTCCACGCATTTCATCATTATATGTATATCCACGAACGTTTCCTCTTGTTGCATATCTATCACATAATTTCATCCACATAAGGGCAAGTTTATTTGTAGCTTTGCCGTGATCTTTATTAAAAAATCCGTTCTCCATGCCACCTTCCCAATGGCTTTTACCTACACATACTAATCTATCATTGTCGTCAAACTTAAAATGTTGAAATGGAGGAAAATTAAGTTTAACTCTGTAATCTGCTGGTGTTTTAGGATTTTTCTTGCGGCCTGGTTCCTCAGGTATATGATCAAATGTCATAATCCTGAATATTAATTCATCTTTTTGTATCTTTCTATAATCAATTTCAAATTCTGCTAATTTTACTCGTTTACCTTCTGATTTTGCTTGTTCAAAGTTTTGTTGTTGTAGCCTCTTGGCTTTATTGCGTTTTGCTTCTGCAATAGTCCTTATATTGATTTTATCAATACTAGGGAGGATTATATCGTATTGTCCATACTCAGTGTCAGTGTAGCTACAGAATGTGGCTTTTGACTTGTGTATTTCTTTCAATATATCCTTGTTGTTTAGATAATTTACACGTTTATTCATATTTTCTCCGTTTATTTGTTATATTATAAACTACTCTTATAATTTTGTCAACTAAATAATACATATAGGAGACAAAAAGATTATGGCAAGAGATAGAAGCAGTGACATGATGTCGGCCGCAAATTTTGCGAAGAAAAATGTCAAAAGTGGTACAGCCGCGGCAGGACAAGCCGTTGCAGGCGGTAATTTTCCTACATCATTAGGTGGATTAATAGATAAAGGCAAAGAAATTGGCCAAGACATATTCAATGGCATTTCTGGTGGTGCTGAAGATCTAGTTTCAAATTTACGTGGTAAAAATTTACCAGGTAAAGGGAATGACCAATTTGAAGCCAAAGGCGTGGCTATGTATAATACAGCTCTTGAAGAAAAAGATTGGCGTGTCAAATTATCGGTTCCAACGTCGGTTCCTGTTGATGGGTTATTACAACCTCTTGGCGCACAAGGCAGACAAATGATTTTTCCGTATACCCCTACAATTATTATAAGTCACTCAGCCGCTTATAATACAGTTGCTCCTATACATAATAATTATCCATTCTTTGCGTATCAGAACTCACAAGTGGACGCAATGACTATAGTGGGACAATTTTATGTACAGAATTCTACAGAAGCAAGATATTGGATGGCATGCTTACATTATTTGAGATCAATGACTAAAATGGATTACGGCTTGAATAGTACTGGTGCACCACCACCTATTGCAAAATTAAACGGTTATGGTGATTATGTTTTTAATAATGTACCTGTTATAATTCAAAACTTTACAGTTGACATGCCAAACGAAGTAGACTATATAAGCACTTCGTTTTTCCCAGGACCTCCTCCAACAAGTCATCATGATTTACCAAGTGAAGGTGATATTAAATATGGATGGGCTCCTGCTGAATCACAATTTTCAATTACTGTGCAACCTATTTACAGTAGAGAGAAACAAACACAGTTTAATTACCAAAACTTTGTTAATGGTGGAAATCTTGGACAAGGATATATTTAATGGCTAGTAGTCCTTATTCAAAAACAAGTTTCCAACCAAACGGTGCACTTGATGTTTTAACAATCAGACCTGTACCTTCTTACACTGACGATTACTTATATACTATTGAACCGCAATATACTCATAGACCTGATTTATTAGCGTACGATATGTATGGTGATAACAGACTATGGTGGGTGTTTGCACAAAGAAATTTAGATATTATAGAGGATCCTGTATACGATATGACACCTGGTACACAAATTTATTTGCCAGATGCAAAAAAGATCAAAGAATTATTAGGGGAGTAAAGTGTCAACCTTTAGAACTGACAAGTATGGACGTACATTTATTACTCCTGGCAACAAAGTTGGTAAAGATGGTTTTACCGGTGACGAAATAGGAGGCAGACCTCCTAAGCCACCTCCAAAAAAAGAAGACGAAGTCCAAGGCGATCCAGAAGAAGCTAAAAAGTTTATGCGTTCTTTAGGCATGCACGGCCTTGCCGACATGTACGAAACAAATGGAAACGCGGCAAAGAATGGAGAACTACCTCCTTTCTTTCAAGGACATCCTTTTTCAGGTGTAATTAAAGATGCACAAAATACTAAAGCAGGTAATGTAACCGTATTAAAGCCAGACGAGCCAGTTGAGAAAAAAAATACAGCAACAGTAGGAGAGACAGCAAGAGTTAAAATACCACCAATGCCTACAGTTGCACAGTTGACATCAACTGGAGGTGCGTTACCTTTACCAAATGAATTAGAGAGATTTGCATCTTATAATAATATATTTTCATTTGGTTGTATAAGTCCTGAGGAACTAAACTTCCCAGACGACACTTATAGAAAAACTGGTATAAGAGCTGGACAAATGGTTTTGCGTAGTAACGGAGGATTAACTTCTCCTGAAAAACCAAGGACTCATGCAGAAGCTCACTATGGCATTGATACACAATATTTTATAGATAATGTTGATATTGAAACTGTTATTGCACCTAACAAAAAAAGTAGAATGACAAACTTCCATAGTTTAAGTTTTGAAGTTAGAGAGCCTTACAGTATGGGTCAACTCTTACAAACTATGCAACTTGCGTCAATGAATGCAGGTTATCAAAATTATTTAGAAGCACCTTGGTTACTAAGTATAAACTTTTTAGGTTGGCAAGATGCAGAACAAACTAGTCCTGCATTACAAGCATCAAAAAAATTACTTCCTTGTAAAATTGTTTCTGTAGACTTTAATGTTGATACTGAAGGATCAATATATAGATTTTCTTGTAGTGCATTTAATGATGAAGCATTTACAGACGGAGCACAAAATTTGCCGTGTAACGTTACATTATACGGAAAAGATTTAGAAGAAATTTGCCAATCAGGTTTAGGAAGTCTAGCAACAGCTATTAACACTCATATATTGAAACAGCAAAAATTTGAAAAAGATAAAGTTGAACAAGACGAATATATATTTTCTTTCCCACAAGAAACTTCAAGTTTTCAACATGCCATGTTGTTTAAAGGACAAGCCGCGGCAATGGTAGGCACAGCAACTACAGGTGATGTGTACAAAGAAAAAGAAGGTATAGATTATAAAGCGGCACTTGCAAGTCTTAATACAAATGAACAAGCATATAACAAATACTATGAACAAGCCGCAATGGGCATGTCTATGCAAACTACAGAAGACATTCAAAAAGATTATGTAAATTCGTTATTAGGTTTCAGTATCAAAAGAGGAAAACTAAGTGAAACAATAAAGAAAACTATTGCAAATAGAGATGCAGGTATCAATGCTATAGGAAAAAATTTAATTAAACCAGAAGAACCTTTAGCAAGTGGGGATAGTCCGTTTGGTAACGCTGAGTTTGTTTTGAATAGACAAACACAAACAATGGATCGAGGTGCAACATCAATAGATCCAAAAAGAAGAACTATTCAATTTCGTGCAGGAACACCAATACAGCGTGTGTTAGAAGAATTAGTTTTACTAAGTGAATTTGGACAGTCTATTCTTAAAAAACAATTACAAGACAAAACAGGTAATGTACCTTGGTTTAGGATTGAAGCGGATTTATATATTGTTGAAGATCCTGAAGCTGAAAAGAAAAGAGGAAGAATGCCTCGTATCTATGTTTACAAAGTTACACCATACGATGTAAACACACAGTTCTTTAAAATGCCTAATGATCCGCCAGCAGGCTACAATAAATTAGTAAGAGAAGCGGCCAAAGCATACAACTACATGTACACAGGATACAATAAAGATATTTTAGAATTCGATATAAGATTTGAAAATGCATTTTATAAAAGTATAGCAGGTGATATAGGAAACAGTGCAGGTAGTAATGAGCCAGCAAATCAGGCTACAACTAAAAAAACAACAGAAGTAGAACTACAAGGAGTAGACGGACCTGCCGGATCTAATGTTACAAATATACAAAAAGATAATACGTCAAATGCTTCAAATGAACTTTCAGGCGGTTTGACTGAAACTGCTGAATTAAAAATAGCAAGACAGTTCAACGAGTCTTTAGCAAACAGTGATGTAGATTTGATTACAATGACAATTAAGATTTTAGGTGACCCTTATTATATTGCAGACAGTGGCATGGGAAACTATAATGCACAAACTACAAGTTTCACAAATGTAAATGCAGATGGAACAATTAATCACCAAAGTGGACAAGTACACGTACTGTTAAACTTTTTAACTCCTATTGATATTAATGAAGCATCTGGTCGTTATAAAATGGACGGTCCTCAAGTAGGTGTTTCCAATTTCAGTGGACTGTATCAGGTAATTGGTGTAAACAATAATTTTTCGGGTAACCTTTTTACACAAGAACTTGAACTAGTTAAAATGAACAACTTTGACAAAAAAGATTTAGACGAAGAAAACAAAAATAAAATTGCTGAACCTAAAAGTCAATATGATAAAGCAGTTGCAGATGCACAAAAAGAATTTGGCGATGGATCTCCTCAAGTTGAATTTGCAAAAGCAGACCTAAATGCTGACGGCAAATTATCTAACACAGAAATTGTGACCGCAGGATATTCTTTTGATGAAGCTACTAAATTAGCAACAGATGCTTCTAAGCCAAAACCAGCACAACCTAAACAATCAAAGAACGGAAAGGTAGATGAAGATATTATCCCAGGTAATCCACCAACCGTTAGACCAGGATATGGACCAACATAATGCCAGAACAATTAGAATCTAATCAAATTAATAAACGTTCATCGGGTGCAGGACTTGCAAAAACATCTACAGGACCTTTCATTGCAAAGGTTATAAATCATTTAGATGCAAAACGTCAAGGAACTTTGCGTGTACAACTATTAACAAATACAATTCCTGGAGGTGAGAAAGATGCTGGCGAATTATTTACAGCTAGATATCTTATGCCTTTTTATGGTGTAACAAATGTTGAAAGTAATACTAAAAATAATGATTATTATAACACACAACAAAGTTACGGATTTTGGGCAGTACCGCCAGATCCAGGAACAAAAGTTTTAGTTATATTTGTAGAAGGTTCTCCTAACCAATGTTTTTGGATAGGTTGTATTCAAGATGAATATATGAATTATATGGTGCCTGGAGGTTATCCTGCAGACAAAGCATCTAATATAGTTCAAAAAGATATACTAGCGGATTTCAAAGGAAAAAGTTTACCTACAGGTGAATTTAATAAAGCAATTGATGGTGAGGAAAGAAGAGGCGTTGACCCAGATAAATTTAAACGTCCTTTAAATCCTATGATGGCACTTACTTTAGGTAAGCAAGGATTAATGGAAGATATTGTTAGAGGGCTTACAACGACAAGTGCAAGAAGAGATATTCCTAATACAGTATACGGTTGGAATACCCCAGGTCCTATCGACAAGCGTCCAGGAGCTCCAAAAGGAAAATACGGAGAAACAGGTAGAGAAGTTGATATTTTTAGAAGTAGACTAGGCGGTTCTGCTTTTACAATGGACGATGGAGATCCTACTATTTTACGGATGGGTATTGCAAAAGAAAATCCTGCAACATATTATGATATAGAAAATACACCTAAAAATATAAGCAAAGCTGATCCTACTTTACCGTTCAATGAACATATTAGATTACGCAGTAGAACAGGACATCAAATACTTTTACATAATACTGAGGATTTGATTTATATTGGAAACGCAAACGGTACAGCATGGATTGAATTAACATCTAACGGCAAGATAGATGTTTATGCTACAGACAGTATTAACCTTAGAACAGAAACAGATTTTAATCTAAAAGCAGATAGAGATATTAACATTGAGTCAGGCAAAGATATTAACATTACAGCTGGTAGAGATTACAAATTAATGGTCAACAATGATAGAGATGTTACAACAAATAAAAATGAAACAACTTTTGTAGGTAAAGATAAAAATGAATGGACTGGAGATAACCATTTAGTTGCAGTAGGAGGCAATCAAGACATACAAATTAAAGGAGCTCATACAACAACTATTAGTAAAAATTACAGTTTACAAGTTGGCGGAGATGGCAAGTTAGCAATAAACGGAGAGTACGGAAGTAAAGTTGCAGGCAATTACAGACAAACTGTTGTTGGAGCATACAATCTAAGCACAACAGGAGATAATAAACTTACAAGTGGCGGAGATACACAGATACTTACTACAGGTGTACACAAAGAAACTGCCGCACAGATACATATGAATACAGCGGCACAAACTGCTTTAGGTGCTGATAGTATAAGTGATACATGGACAGCGCCAGTAACTGATGATATTGAAGATAAAACTCAAGATTCAACAGGCACTGATTTAAATGTTCCTGTGACTGCATTAGCAAGTAGAGCAAGTGTTGCTAAGATAGCTCTAAGACCAAGACGTATACCAAAACATGAACCATGGGACGGACACGAAAATATTAATCCAGGAGGACATACTCCTAGTGCAACTGCAAGTATTGAAGCACCGTCACCAGAAGTTAGAACGTCTGCACCACAGATTGATAAAGATAGTGATATACCAGAATATACAGAAACATCTGGTATCTATAATGCACAAGATCCTTATGTAACAAACGCAGATGGAGAACGTGTTAGAGAAGAATTTGATATAGACAGAGTTTCAACTAAAAATACAGACAATCTTTCAGGCAAAAAACCTGCAGATCCTGTACCAGTAAATGAAATGCAAGAATATATGTTAGGTGAACTTATAAAAGGTCTAGGATTAGATCCTGCTACTTGCTTAAACAGTGCCGATCCTGCAGATTTACCAGCGGGTGCTACACCTGGAAATGCACAAGCTCTTGCAATGGCACTAGCTCAAGTACAAAAAGAATGTAACTTTGAACCAAGATCAGAAAATATGAATTATAGAGTATCTACTTTACAACGTGTATGGCCAAATAGATTTGGCGGCACAGCAGGTAGACGTAAAGCGGAAGCATTAGTTGCAGGAGGTCCTCCTGCTATAGCAAATAGTGTTTACGGAAACAGAATGGGCAATGGTGGACCTGAAACAGGTGATGGATTTAGATATAGAGGTAGAGGACTTATACAAATTACAGGAACATTCAATTATAAAAAATACGGAAAACTTGCAGGTGTAGACATTTATAACAATGCTGACATGGCAAATGATCCTGAAGTTGCAACAAAAATAGCTGTAGCATATTTGAAAAGTAAAACTGTAACATGGACAAGTTCTAGTTTTGGTTCGTTAGGAAGCCAGTTTGCAAAAGCAGTTGGTTATGCAGGCGGCCAAGCAAATACAAATGATAGAATAGGTTTAGGTAAAGGGTTTTATCAAAGGATTATAGCAGGAGAACTTTTACCTAGAGCAAGTTTATCAACAACTACACCTATAGATAGAGGTACAGGAACTTCGCAGGTACAGTAATGGCACTAAAAGTTTGTAGAGAAGGCGATACATTAGACACAGGACATGGCTGTGATGGTACAACTACTCTTGACACACCTTCTCAAAGCACAGTATTTGCAGAAGGAAAATTAGTTGCCAGAAAGACAGACCCAACTGTAAGTCATGACATTGATCCTGAACCTTGTACTTCTCACGTAGCACAAGTTAATGTAGGAGATACTTTGGTAGTAACAGTTGGTTTATTTACAGCAAGAGTTACAGATTCAGCAGATAGCGGACAAATGACCACAGGCGCCGCTACAGTTTTTGCTGGCGGACCAGCAGGATAAATATTAACATGGCAACAGATTTATACAAAACTATTAAAATAACTCCTAAGAGAGAAGTTAAACCTCCTATAAAGCAAAAAGCATATAGAGGGTTTAGTACAGTCAATCCTGAAAGCACAACTTTCCAACAGTTTGATATGGGCTTAATAAAACAAAATTTACTGAATCATTTTAACATCCGTCAAGGAGAAAAATTATCTGATCCTACATTTGGTTGTATAATTTGGGACGCTTTGTATGAGCCATTAACTACAGAGCTCAAAGACGCAATTACAACAAATGTTACAAATATTGTAAACTACGATCCTAGAACTAGAGCTTCTGGTGTGCAAGTATCAGAATACGAAAGCGGCTTACAAATCGAAGCAACTATTACATATCGTGATTACAATATTAGTGAAAATTTAAGGATGCAGTTTGATAAAGATGTTGGGTTAGCGTGATAGAATTAACTACTAGTATTATTGTTTATAATAAATACAGTAGCATTTAAAGAAGGATAATCGATGTCATCAACCGACAGACAAAATAGACTGCTACTCGCAGAAGATTGGCAGAAAGTATACCAAAGTTACCGTAATGCGGAGTTCCGTAGTTATGACTTTGATACACTTAGAAGGTCAATGATCACCTATCTAAGAACAAATTACCCTGAGGACTTTAATGACTATGTTGATACATCAGAATATCTAGCACTTATAGATATGATTGCCTTTCTTGGGCAGAACATTAGTTACAGAGTTGATTTAAATGCAAGAGAAAATTTCTTAGAATTAGCTGAACGCAGAGAGTCAGTGCTACGTTTAGCACGTATGCTTTCTTATAATGCTAGAAGAAATCAGCCTGCAAATGGATTACTAAAATTTGAAACTGTTAGTACAACAGAATCAATGGTAGATAGTAATGGTAGTAATTTAGCTGAACAAACAATTATTTGGAATGATCCTAGTAATGCAAATTGGGCAGAACAATTTAGACGTGTTTTAAATGCGGCACTTCCACAAAATGGTACAATAGGTAAACCATCAGTCACACAACCAATTAATGGAGTGCTTACACAGCAATATAGATTTACATCAGCTGGTTCAGATGTTCCTGTGTTTTCTTTTACAAAGGGTGTTAATGGTATTCCAACAACATTTGAAATTGTATCAACAGGTATAGACACAGATGACAATGTTCTTATTGAAGAAAATCCTGTACCAGGAAATAGTTTAGCATTTTTATATAGAGAAGATGGTAGAGGATCAGGCAGTTCAAACACAGGATACTTTTTACATTTTAGACAAGGTAGTATAAAATCAGATACATTCAATGTAAATAGTCCTTCTGCAAACCAAAGAATATCTATCGAAGCAGAAAATATTAATGAAACAGATGTATGGCTTTACAGTTTAGATGAGAATGGTGTTGCAGATAAAATTTGGACAAAGGTTTCGTCTACAGAAGGCAATAATGCAATTTACAATAGTTTGAATAAAAAAATAAAAGATTTTTATGTTATACAAACTAGAGCTAATGATGAAATAAGTTTAGTATTTGCAGATGGAACATTTGGAAATCTACCAGCAGGTGGTTTTAGACTTTATTATAGAACAAGTGCAAATAGAGCTTTATCTATAAAGCCTGCAGACTTAACTAATATTACAATAAGTTTTCCTTATGTTTCTAAGACAGGTGCTACAGAAACATTGACACTAGGACTTGAACTAAAGACTCCTGTTAACAATGCAACTACAAGTGAAACAACTTCTAATATTAGAACAAATGCTCCACAAACATATTATACACAGAATAGAATGGTTACAGGAGAAGATTATAATATTGTTCCTTTAACTACTAACCAAGAGATTATAAAAGTAAAATCAACAAACAGAACTACAAGCGGTATTAGTAGATATTTTGATTTGAAGGATGCTACTGGAAAATATTCTAGCACAAATTTATTTGGAAATGACGGAGTACTATATAGAGAGCCTTACGAAAATAAAACATCATTTACATTTGATACACAAACAGATATCGAAGGCACTATTGAAAATACAATTTTGCCTATTATAAAAAATAGAGCTATTAGTAATTTTTATTTTGCAAACTATGCTAAAATTATTGTTAGTGATCTAAATGCTACATGGGTCCAAACAACAAAAACTACCAATAGCAGTACTGGTTTACTTAATAATGTAAATGAAGTTCCTTATCAAGTAGGAAATTTTACAGGAGGTTCTTTAAAATACGTAGAAGCAGGAGCATTACTAAAATTTAAACCACCAGCAGGTCTATACTTTATTGGTAATGGAGATCTTACAAGTGATGCAACAGCAAAAGGTGCAAGTACATATAAATGGGTAAAAGTTATAAGTGTAAACGGTGCAGGAACTAGCATTGCAACAGACACAGGACAAGGACCAATTGTTTTTAACGAAATACTTCCTAAAAATAGTATACTTGAAGAAGTTAAACCAAAACTTGTAAAAGATATTACTGCTGATGTTAGAGGACAAATTATTGATCAAGTATTTGCCTACAAAACATTTGCTTTACGTTATGACCAAGTTACAAGAAACTGGCGTATTATTATTAATGAAAATTTAAACACTGTTGATGTTTTCAGTAACGGTAAAACTGGTGACGTTACAAACAACCAATTAGACTCGAGTTGGATTATATTATTTGAAACAAACGGAGAAAAATATACTGTTACAAACAGAGGACTAAGATATATTTTTGAAAGTGATAAGGAATTATCTTTTTACTTCGATGGACAAAATAAAATTTATGATTCTCAAACTGGACAGCTTGTAAAAGATAAAGTTGCAATTATGAATTTTAATACACAGCCTGATTCATTGTTACCTTTTAACAATGATGTCAATTGGGAAATTGTTAAAGAATTTAGAAATGCAGATGGATATATTAATAGTAAAAAAGTAGAAGTTAGTTTCTTCGACCTAAACGAAGACGGTAGTATTGATGATCCGGATATTTTTGATGTAGTAGTTGCACCATTAACAAATGCAAATAAAAAATATATTTTCTTAAAGAAAGTATCCTCAGAACAAGGATTTAGTAAATTTAATTATTATGATAAAGGCAGTGATATTAAAGTAGTATCAACAGAAACTGAAATTGGAGCATACAGTCAATATGAAAGTGGACAAATATTTTATATAATTGACAATGATAACTTTAAAATATTAAGTAATAATTCTTTAGTTATTACAGCAGATTATAAAGCACAAACAGGAAGATCAAATTTAAAATTTCAATATGTACATAGTGCCGACGAAGGTAACAGAATAGATCCTAGTGCAAGTAACATCATAGATGTATACATGTTAACTAGAAATTATAATAATAGCTTTAGACAATACCTCAAAGGTGTTACTAGTGTTATGCCTCTTCCTCCAAGCACAGATGAGTTATTCCAAAACTATGGTGCAACAATAGCACAATATAAATCAATAAGTGATGAAGTAATTTATCATTCAGTAGAATACAAGCCGTTATTTGGTGTTCATGCACAAGAAAATTTACAAGCAACTTTTAAAATTGTAAAAAATACAGGCGAAGTTACTAATGACAATGAAGTAAAAACTTCTGTAATTAATGCAATCAATCAATTTTTTGCACTAGAGAATTGGGACTTTGGAGACACATTCCACTTCACTGAACTTGCAACACATGTAATGAACAGGGTAGCGCCAGATGTTGTTAATATTTTGTTAGTACCAAAACAGGCTACACAAGGATTTGGTAGTTTGTACGAAGTAAAAGCAGAAAATAACGAAATCTTTATTAATGATGCAACTGTTGACGATGTAGAAATTATAGATTCTGTAACAGCATCTAGAATACAGTCAACAGGTAATGTAGTTACAGCTACAGGCACAACTAATACAGGAATAAGAAGCCAAGCGTTGTCGACAAGCAGTACCACAAATACTTCAACAAGTCCAAGTATGCCAACTACAACTACAAGTACAACAAGTACAAGTAGTTCGTCAGGTAGCTCAGGTAGCTCGGGTAGCTCAGGAAGCTCAGGTGGTTCTGGTTCATCAGGAGGTTCAGGTTCAAGCGGCGGGGGCGGTAGTTCCGGCGGCGGAGGTGGAGGCTACGGGTACTAATGGCTCAAGATGAGAATGCAATTCCAACAGATGGAAATTCAAAAAGAAGATCAGTTGATTTACTACCAAGGTATTTTAGAACAACAGCAAACAAGAAGTTCTTAAGTGCTACATTAGATCAATTAGTTCAACCAGGATCTATCGAAAAGATAGATGGTTTTATTGGACGTAGAGATGCCAAAGCATTTAAGGCGTCTGATAATTATGTTGCAGACGTATCACAAGACAGACAAAACTATCAACTAGAACCTGTTGCAACAATATCAGATGATCTAGGTAACACAACTTATTATGGTGACTATAGAGATCTTATTAATAGTGCTAAGATAAGAGGTGCTGATAATATTAATCATAGTAATTATAATTCCCAAGAATACTATGCATGGGATCCTCACATTAGTTGGGACAAGTTTGTAAACTTCAGAGAATATTATTGGCTACCATCAGGACCAGATGAAATTCCTGTTTTTGGTAATGCAAGAAATATTACAAGTACATTCAATGTTAAAAAACAAGACAACGTTGATAACAACAGTTATATCTTTAGTGAAGATAATATAGTAAACAATCCTACAATTACATTGTACAGAGGACAAACATATAACTTTGATATAGATGCAGTTGATATGCCTTTCAGCATTAGAACTAGCACAGACATAGACGATGATACAAATTTGTATACTATCGGAGTAGATAAGCAAAAAGTAGAAAAAGGTACAATTACTTTTGAAGTCGACTTAGAAGCACCAGAAGTTTTATATTATACGAACGGGAATGATGTAGAAGCATCAGGTCTAATTATTATTAAGGATATTAGAGATAACTCAGAATTAGATGTTGGTGAAAATATATTAGGTAAGAAAACTTATACCATGCAGAATGGTTATGAATTAACCAACGGAATGAAAGTTAAATTCTACGGAAAAATTACTCCTAGTCAATATGGTGAAGGTAATTGGTATGTAGAAGGCGTTGGAGATTCAATTAAACTTATTTCTGAAGATGATCTAGTTATTACTGCTGATTACTTAGATGACGTATCAACAGAATTTGATAACCAAGGATTTAGTGCATTGCCATTTGACGATGCAACTTCTTATGCAACAGTAAAAGATTATATTGTAATTAACCGATCTGCTAAAGACGGAAACCAATGGTCAAGATATAATAAATGGACTCATAAAAGTGTAATTGAAAATATTGCTAAAATTAATAACGTGCCTGTTGTTTTGAATCAACAATTTAGAGCAACTAGACCTATCATTGAATTTGAAGCTGGTCTAAAACTTTATAATTTTGGTACAAAAACAAAAGCATCTGTTGATCTAGTCGACACAGTTACAAAAGACGTTTTTTCTGATATTGAAGGACAAGTAGGTTATTTTGTGGATGGTGTTGAACTTGTTAGCGGAATGCGTGTGTTATTTACAGCAGATCCTGATAGTTTTGTTTCAGGTAAGATATATGAAGTAAGATTTATTAATCAAAACGGAACTTTACAGATTGCATTAAAAGAAACTACAGATGCAACTCCTCTAGAAAATGAAACAGTTTTAGTTAAGTCAGGTACGAATTTTAAAGGTAAAATATTTTATTATAACGGAACAACTTGGAAGCAAACACAAGACAAAATAAAAGTTAACCAACAACCTTTATTTGATTTATATAATGATGCAGGAACAGAGCTTTCAGCATTAGAATCAAGCACCTTTAGAGGTAACAAAGTATTCAGTTACAAAGTAGGGACAGGCGCTAATGATACAGAATTAGGATTTCCGTTAAGTTATAGAACAATAGAAAATAGTGGTGATATTGTTTTTGATTTTAACTTACTGTCAGATTCTTATCAATATGACGAATTAGCAGATGTATTTACAGTTAGTACCGATACTGCATTGTTAAGAAAGTATACAGATAGAACAACTTTTACAAGTGTGTCGGCTTGGACCAAAGCACCTTACAAATCAAAACAATATGTTGCAGATCAATTTGTTGTTGCAGAAAGAACAAATAACTTTATTGTTGATGTTTATAAAAACAGCGGTGATTTAAATGATCTAGAAATTAGAGCATATGTAAATGGTGTAAGAAAAAGAGAAACTGTTGATTATGTTATTAACAGAGTAAACGGTTACGCCTATGTACAGTTTAATAAGGATTTAGTTAAGGACGATAAGTTAGTTTTAAAAACTAGTTCTAGTGCAAAGAAATTAAATGGCTTAGGTTACTATGAATATCCAATAAACTTTGAAAAAAATCCTATGAACGAAAACGTTACTACGTTTACACTAGGAGAAGTATTAGATCATGTAGATAGTATTGTTGATAACATAGAAGGATTCAAAGGAGTATATCCGGGAGTAAGTAATTTAAGAGATTTAGGACATGCTTCTCAGTATGGTTTAAAATTTGTACAGCATAGTGGACCAATAAATCTTGCATTATATAATTTAACTGACAAAGATTATGATGCTATTGAAGCAATAAAATACTCAGGGTTTGAATACATTAAATTTAAAAGAGAATTTTTGCGTACAGCAAATGAGCTAGGTTTTGAAGGCACTGATAAAATTCATGTAGACAAAGTTTTAGATAAACTTATGGAAAATAAAACAAATAAAGATGCGTTTTATTTTAGTGACATGATGGCCTATAGTGGCGATACAAAAGTTAGACATATTATTGAAGACGAATCACAAACAATCTTTAGTTTAGTGCGTGGTGTAGATTATAATACTTTGTCAGAAAAAGCAGTGTATGCTTATTTGAATGAAAAACAATTATTACTTGGAAAAGATTACTCTGTAAGTGCTGACGGATTCCTTACATTATTAAATCCACCTACAGGAGGTGATGTTTTAGATGTATACGAATACGTTACAACAGATGGTTGTTGGGTACCTCCAACACCTACCAAGTTAGGATTGTATCCTAAGTATACACCTGAGATAATTTTAGACGATACCTACTTAAAAACTCCAACAGATGTAACAGGCCCTTGGAAAGTTTATGGCATAGATGAAACAACTACAAAATCATATAAAGGTAAGTTAGGTTGGTTTTATCCTATATACACAGACGAAACATCAGCTCAACAAGCAGACATTGTAGCAGGAGGAACAGGCGAAGCACACACTCATACATTTGTAGGTACTAACAAATTATTTTGGATGCCTAACAGTAGTATGGGTCATGCTACAAATGATAGTCAAACTTTTATTGAATATCCAAATGCAAGACCTATGATACAAGGACATGACGGTAGCTTATGGAGATGTTTTGGAGATTTTAGAGATACTCTGTTGTTAGATTTAGAAAAAAGAATCTACAATAATTTAAAGCAACAGTATAATGAAAATATTTTAGATATAATAGACTACGTACCTGGTCAAAATAGAAACACTGGATTTACAAGAAAACAAATTTCTAAAACAATGATTGCAGAATTTAACAGTTGGTTAGAAACTGTAGCAACACCAGACTATGTATCAAATACATATTATAAGCCAGGTGATGGATTTACATACAATTATTCTAGTGCAGGTGATCCATATGGAAATGCTTTGTCAGGATTTTGGAGATCTATATACAAAGATTTTTACAATACAGATAGACCACATAGCCATCCATGGGAGATATTAGGCTTTAAGGAAAAACCAGATTGGTTTGACGATACTTACGGACCAGCACCATATACAGCTAATAATTTAATTTTATGGGAAGATTTATCTAAAGGTATTGTAAAAGGTACAAAAGGATCAAAGATAACTTATAGAAATAAATTTAAGAATGAAGATATCTTTAATTATATTCCTGTTGATGTAGAAGGAAACTTATTACCTCCTAGTGCTACAGGATTTGCTGTAGGCAATATTCCTACAACTAATGATAATGAATTTGCATTTGGTGATGAAGGACCAGTAGAAACAGCATGGAGAAGAAGTTCTCATTATCCATTTAGTTTAATGATATCTTGGGCATTAAATCAGCCAGCACAGTTTTTTGGTTTAGCTTTTGATATCAGTAGAATCAAAAGGAACAGTGCAAATCAATTAGTTTATGAAGATACAAGCAAACGAATTGAACTTAACCAATTACAATTTCCTAACAGTGCAACTGATGCACAAAGAATATTTACTGCTGGTATTGTAAATTACATACAAGGATATCTAGCTGATAATGATACATTAAGATTTAGTGAATATAAAAATAATTTACAATCAATAGAAAATAAACTAGGTTCTAAAATAGGTGGCTTTACACAAAAATCTAAATTTAGATTAATCCTCGATTCAAGAACGCCTAGTAATGAAGGTAATGTTTTTGTACCCGATGAAAATTATAAAATACATTTAACTAAAAGTATACCTTTAGATGTATATTCTTATAGTGGAGTAATTATTGAAATAGTGCCACAAGGATATGTAGTAAAAGGATATGATAGAGATAATCCTGTTTTCAAATATTTTCCAGTAAGAAGAAAGAATAGTGATCCCTTAATAAATGTAGGCGGAGTTAGCGAAAACTTTTTAACATGGACTGAAGGCAAAACTTATGAAGCAGGACAAATAGTAGAACTTCAAGATAATTATTATCGTGTTAAAATAAGCCACACAGCAGGTGATGGATTTAACCAAGACAACTTTCAGAAACTTGCCGAACTACCAGAAGAAGGCGGAGCATCAGCATATATATCAGACAACTTTGATGTGGAACTTGCTGAAATGCCCTATGGTACATTACTAAGAGATAAGCAAGATGTTGTTGATTTACTTATTGGATATCAAGAATACTTAAAACGTGTAGGATTTAGTTTTGACAAATTTAATCAAGAAATTGAAGAAATTGAAAACTGGAGATTAAGTGCAAAAGAATTTTTATTCTGGACTACACAGAATTGGGACTCAGGAACAATTCTTACATTAAGTCCAAGTGCAAGACAAATTGAATTTACAAAACCATACACTGTTGTAGATGATATCTATGATAATTTTTATGCGTACAGTCTGCTAAAAGCAGACGGTAAAAGATTACTTGCAGACTTTGCTACTACAGAACGTGACAATACAAATGACTTTGGAATTTTTGTAAGAAATACTAATGATGGAATATATCATCTAAAAATTCCTGTGGTACAATATGAACATGCTGTAATTATTGATAATAAGACAGTGTTTGGCGATGTTGTATATAATAGAGCACAAGGCTATAGGCAAGAAAGAATTAAAATTAAAGGATATCGTTCAGACGAATGGAACGGGTCTTACAATATTCCAGGATTTATTTTCGATGATGCAAAAGTAGTTGAATGGACTTCTTGGACAGATTACTCCATAGGTGACTTAGTAAAGTATAAACAGTATTTTTATGTTGCACAAAAAAATGTTCCTGGATCACAACTGTTTAACGATTATGATTTTGTAAGATTAAATGATAAACCAGAACAACGTATGTTACCAAACTTTGATTATAAAGCAAGACAGTTTGCAGATTTTTACGATTTAGAATCTGATAATTTTGATATTGAACAGCAAAAATTAGCACAACATTTGACAGGATATCAAAAACGTAAGTATCTAGAAAATATTATAAATGATGATGTAAGTCAATTTAAATTTTATCAGGGTGCAATACAAGATAAAGGAACAAGAAATGTCCTTACAAAATTGTTTGATAAGTTAGGTAGTGCAAATAAAGATAGTTTAGAATTTTATGAAGAATGGGCTGTACGTGTAGGACGTTATGGTGCAACTAAAGGTGACGAACAATTTGATTTATCTTTAGATGAATCAAAATATAGACAAGAACCTCAATTAGTTCAGCTTGTAGATTTTATTGATCCTAAAGACACTAGTTTGATTTACAAAGTAGACAGAAACGGTGTATATGTAAAACCAGATAATTATGATCATAAGCCATTACCTACAAAATATTTTAATGACGACAACAGCTTTACAAAAACAGCTGGTTATGTCAACCCTGTTGATATTACAACACAATTAGTCTCTTATAACGATATACTACAACAAAGTTTATATCCTGCAGGTAGTTATATTTGGACAGCAGAAGATAAAAGTGGACAAACATGGGGAGTATATAAAACAGTATCTACAGATTATAGAATTACAGAAGTTACTGCAAGTCAAGAAAATAAATTTAAAATTACTATTGATAAAATAGCAGATTATACTAAAGGCGATATTATTGGAATAAATGATATTTCATCTGATACTGATGGTTACTATAAAATAGACAGTGTAAATTTAGCTGTAATTACTTTAGAATCTGTAGAAGGTGAAGATGTTGAAGCAACAGAACCAGATGCAGTTGTTAACGGATACATCACAGAATTTAAACCTGCAAGATTAAAAACACTTCAACTTGCTAACGACAGTATTAAAAAAGATCCAGATAATATATTCAGCTTAACTGGTAGTAATAGTGCTACTAACACAATTTGGGTAGATGATGATGATACAGGAAAATGGATCGTATTAAAAAACAAACAAGTGTTTGAGCTTAAACCAAATATTGTTAATACAAATGCAGGATTATTGGATTCAACTGAAAAAGATTTTGGTAATGCTTTTAGTGTAAGCAAAGACAATAATAGGATTGCAATTAGTGCACCTAAAGATTTAAATGGTAGCGTATACGTTTATCAAAGACCAAGTGATAACACAGACTTTGGATTTTTACAGCAAATAGACGAACAATTATTTTTATTCGACTCTAACGGAGGCTTTGGACAAAGTGTTGCTATGAGTCCAGATGGAAAATATCTTGCTGTAGGTTCTCCACATGCGTCTAATACAAAAAGTAGATTAAAAGGAGATTACAAAAATAACATAGCTTATACTACAGGTGATATAGTAATTTATTCAGATCAACTTTGGAAGGCGGCTAGAAATGTAGAGGCTGATGCTATCCAAACATATCAAAGCCATGCAAGTAATCAACAAGCAAAAAGTAATGATTATATAAGTGATACTCAAAGCTATCCAGAAATTGAATATATGGTTAGAGGAGATTACACATTAGGAAAAACAGAAGCAACAGACCATATTTTAATTAGAGCAGAAAAAGAACAATTTGAAGGAACTAAGCCGGGCGATATTTTATCACTAAAATGGAACAAGTATACTACAACAACAGCAGGTGGTAGAGAGCCATTCAATGGTGATCCTATACTTACAGAATCCTTGATAAATGGACAACATACTATTGCAGACAAAGTACAATATATTGTACATATACAAAGTGCATTATCTATTCCAGATGCTGGTACAGAAATTACAACTGAAACTGCAAGAGCTACATTAACATATAGAAAAGTAAACGATGAAAATGAAATGACAGTTTATATTAAAGATGTAAACGGATCGTTCCAAGCATCAGGATCAATTTTTGCTAATGGAATTTTAGTTGGAGAATATGAACAAGTTTTACAAATAACTGATGATTATCATACAGGCTGGTGGAAGGTTAATGTAGGATCAGCATTTAATACTGAAGAACTAAGCGACACAACTGCAAATCTTGTTGTAAGAAATATTACTTTAGAGACACAAACAGTAAATGATCCGTTCTTTAGTAATATATTAGATACAAAGCAAATACAAGATGTTACTAAACCCACTAAAGTTTCTGAGATTGGTATATTTTCTCATACGCAAGGACAAAGTGATATAGAAGTTTTAGATAGTAAATGGTGGGTAAGAACGCCGTTAGCTCATGGTAATAGTATTTCTCCAGGAGATAAAACAAGAATATGGCTAAATGATATTCGTGTTAATGGGTTAGTACAAAATCCAAGTGCAATAGGACTTGATTCAACTTACATAAACACAACCGAACATACGGTTGCAGATGTATGGAATGGATATGTTGAAGTAAGATTAACTAATTTTGATTTACAAGGTAATCCATTCATACCAAATATTGGTGATACATTAACAGATACAGCAACAGGTTCTACAGCAGAAATTGCTTACATTGAAAGAGCCTTTGCTACTGCAAAAATTTACCTAAAAAATAGAAATGGTACATGGGCTGTAGGATCAGATTTTGGTGAAAACTCAAATGCAACATTTGTTGAAATTGATCCTAATCTTGGCCCTGCAACAAGAACTATTGGACCTATTAATTCTGCACACATGGAAAATAGCATAAGTGGTCCAATAATAGTAATAGATACAGGAACTAATATTCCTGTTGTAGTTGGAGGAGCAAATTATTTACGTGATCTAGAGTATTGGATTTATTCGTCAAGTCTAATTCAAGGTATTACTGATAGTGCAAATCCTCCTTCTAGTATAAACTTAGATTGGACACGGGTATATAATATACCTTTGATTGCAGAAGGTTATGCATCAAACGTAGAAGAAGAAGGAACATATGCAATTTACGAAATAAAAGGGGTAACTTATAGCCTTATAAATTATTTCACAGTTCCTAACAGTGCTACTAATAGAAGGTTAGGAACAAAATTAAGATTTGTACAACCAAGTGCTGATAGTTATAAACTTTATATACATGCTGAAGGCGACGGCACAGAAGCAAATCAAGGTAGAATTTATTTTGTAAACAAAAATTCTACAGATGACTGGGCTTTATCTGTACAGAAAAACTACAGAGGAAACTTTAGAGTTTCAGCTACATATTTTGAAAATGAATTTGTTAGATTTGGTGAAACAGTTTATAAAGCAAATACAAATTTAGTTCCAGGTCCGTTTAATGTTGCACAGTGGACAGCACAGACAGGTGGATTAGATTTATTAGGATATGTTCCTAATGATACAAATTTTAGTATAGTTGAAAGCACATTAGAACAAAACAACTTAGAAGCATTTGGTTCAGACTTTGATGTCAGCGATAATGGTGAAGTCCTAATTTCTAATTCTATGTATACAAGTGTATATGAAATTGAATCAGGCAACGAGGTACTAGGATTAGACAGTAGTATTGCAAATAGAAAAGTTGTAGTATACAGACTTAATAGTGCAAGTTATGAATATTCTCAAATATTAGAACCTTTTATAGAGACAGAAGATTATGGATATTCAATAGCAGTTTCTGCAGATGGTAAGAAGATTGCTGTAGGTGCTCCAGATAACAGCGAAGTAATTTCAAACGGTGGTGCTGTATACATTTATATACAAGATGGCAACTCATTTAAATTCAACCAAACTATAAGACCTGTTACTGTACAACCTAATACACAGTTTGGATATAAATTAGACTTTGACGGCAATACACTTGCTGTAACTTCTAGAGGTGGAGATATTGTAACAGCAACTACATTTGACACAAATACTACAACACTTGACAATAATTCTACAGTATTTAGAATTACAGATCAAGGTAGTGGTGTTATTAGTATATACGAAACTGTAAACAATACTTTATTATACAGTCAAGATTTTGCCTATGATTTAGATACACAAAACTTTGGAAACAGAATGTTGGTTAATAGTAATCACGTTTATGTAGGTCTTCCTAAACAGCAGGTTCCAAACAGTAGTGTTTTAGATAAAGGATTAGTAGCTGAATTTAGAAAGCCTGCAGGAACAGCTTCTTGGTCAATAACAAGAAGACCAGTTATTCCAGCAGATGTTTCTAAATTTAAAGGTGTGTATCTATACAGGAAAAAGACAAATAGTTTAATCAGTTATGTTGATTACATAGATCCTATACAAGGAAAAATTGCAGGACCTGCAGAACAAGAGCTAAGTTTCAAAACAAGTTATGATCCTGCAAGGTACTCAAACACTACTACAGCTTCAGGCATTACTGCTTATCCATTAGATTACCATAGTGATGATTGGATTGGTAGACTATGGTGGGATATAGATAGTGCAAAATTTATTAATCATCATCAAGGTGACATTACAGAATCTTCTGCTAATTTTAATAAACTGTTCCCAGGAACTGAAGTAAAAGTTTATGAATGGGTAGAATCAGAATTATTACCAAGCGAATATGACGAAGAATCTGCGGCGCAGACAGCATTAGAAAAAGGAATAAGCGGAACAACATTGTATGGAGACGATGCATACAGTGTAAGAAGAAAATACGATCCGGCATCTCAGACTTTTACAACTTATTATTATTTCTGGGTATTAGCAAAAGCAACACTTCCTCCTGTAGATAAAAGAAGTCTAAGTTGTTATGATGTAATTAGATTAATTGAAGAACCAGCAAACATAGGTTATAGATTTGTTGCAATGTTAGCCGACAATAAATTTGCTATACATAACTGTGAATCCCTAATAGAAGATAAAGATAGTACAATTAGTTTTAACTGGTGGACAATAGAAAACCAAGAACAACCTACGCACATTCAGTACCAATTAATTAGTGACGGATTAGAAACAAGCGTTCCAAACAGAGAAATAGAACAAAAATGGTTTGATAGTTTAGTCGGATTTGATACTAATGATAGACCAGTTCCAGATATTGACTTGCCAATAAAAGAAAAGTACGGAGCATTAAATGAACCAAGACAAAGTTGGTTTGTAAATAGAACAGAAGCACGTAAACAATTTATAGAAAGAGCAAATAAAAATGTAGCTAAACATTTAATTGTTGATGAATTTGATTTAACTCCATTAAATGGATTTGATCCTCAACCTACATTGGCAACTGGACTTTATGATACTACTGCTGACTCTTACGGTGAAATAGGATTTGTTAGTGTAGCTAGAGTACAACCAGCACAATTAACATTAGAAGTTGAAAACGGTGTTATTATAAATGTTTTAATTACAAATCCAGGCCAAGGATATATTAATACTCCAACCTATACAATAAGTGATAATAAAGGTTCTGGTTGTGAATTAGATATTACCTTAAATGAAAACGGCGCAATATCTAATGTTACTATTATAAATGGTGGTAGAGATTATACAACAGATGTTAAGATTAATGTACGTAAATTCACAGTGCTTGTTAAAAGTGATGAAACTATTGGCGGCAAATGGAGTGTATATGAGTGGGACGGTAAAGAATATCTTAGAACGCTTACACAAAGTTATGATATAAATCTTTACTGGAAATATATTGATTGGTACGCTTCAGGATACAATCAGTTTACATTTATTAATCATACGATTGAGTCTAGTTTCCAAATTTATTCTTTAGACGATCAAATAGGTGACATTGTTAAAATTAATAGTGTAGGTACAGGCGGTTGGTTATTACTAAGAAAAATTGCAAACCTTGACAGTCAAGATTACACTTTGAGCTATGAAACTATTGGTAGGGAAAACGGAACAATAGAATTCAAAAATAGTTTATATGATGTAAATGCAAGTAATACAGCATTTGACGGTGCAAGTTTTGATAAGATATTCTACGATACAGAACCTAACACTGAATTTAGATTAATACTTGGAATATTGAAAAATAACATTTTTATTGATGACCTTGCAATTTATTGGAACGAATTATTTTTTGCAAGTCTACGTTATGTATTTGCAGAACAACCTAATGTTGATTGGGTATTTAAAACAAGTTTTGTAAAAGCAAAACATAACATTGGCGAGCTAAAACAAAAAGTAACATTCCAAAATGATAGTTTGCCAAGTTATCAAAATTATGTTGAGGAAATGAAACCTTATAAAACTAAGATTAGAGAATATCTAAGTTCATATGAGAAGATTGATCCAGCAAGTAATGTAATGACTGATTTTGATCTTGCTCCGTTCTATGATGAACAAAGCGGTAAAATACTTCCTCAAGATATAAAAGTAATCAACGGAGAAATCAGTGTAGGACTATCTGATGTAAAACGTTATCCAGGAAAGCATTGGTTAGATAATGTAGGATTTGAGATTGTAGCATTTAGTATTGCAGACGCAGGTTCAGGATATCAAGTACCACCAAGGATTGTTATTGAAGGCGGTGGCGGTTCGGGTGCTACAGCTGATGCATTTATAGGTAATGGTAAAGTAACAAATGTTATAGTTACAAATCCAGGAAGCGGATATATTACAAGACCTACAATTAAAATTATAGGATCAATAGACGATGGCGGAAGTGTTGCAAGATTAAGTCCTATATTAGGAAGAGGCAAAGCAAGATCAGCTCATATTAGATGTAAGTTTGATAGAGTTACAGGAAATTACTTATTCCAAACATTAAGTGAAACAGAAACATTTACAGCAGAAGTAGATCAACAAATATTTAATTTGAAATGGCCTATGCAACTTAAAACAACACAAATAAGTGTTACTGTTGATGGGTTGGAATCTTTACGTAGTGAATACATTTTTGATAACATTGAAGACACTTCAAAAGGTTATACTAGGAATTTTGGACGTATATTTTTTACTAATCCGTTAGACAAAGGTAAGTCCGTAATTATCACATACAATAAAGCACCAGAATTATTACAAGCACAAGATAGAATAAATCTTTATTATAATCCTACTACAGGAATGTATGGAAATGATTTAGGACAATTACTTGATGGTATTGATTATGGCGGTGTTGAAGTAAGTAGTTTTGACTTTGGAACAGGAACTGGTTGGGATTCAGACTCATGGTTTACAACAACATATGATACATTTGATACAACCTTTGAAGATGAAATCTTCCAAATAGGAGACGATAGTACAAGAGTTTTAAATTTTGCAAGTCCACTAGAAGCTAATGCAGTATATAATGTTTATAAAAACGGTGTAAGACTTGATGATCCTAATTTTGGTACAAGTGATCCTGTAACAAACACTGCGGCAGTTATGCAAAGTATTACAGGTGCAGGACAAACAGGCGTTGCATTATATGACGATGCAGGTGCTTTAGCTAATGATATAATTATATTTGACGAAGAAGTAATAAGCACAAAACCTAATGATGTGCTTGTATTTAGAAAGTCAACATCAGATGGTGCATTTTTACCTGATCCAAGATCATATGATACAATTCTAAGAGGTGGTGATTTTGCATTTAGCACAGCAAGAGGAATAAATCCAGAAGAAATAATTGTTGACGGTGATGACTTTGTAAGTCCAACAACATCAAAAGGACCTGAAGAACAAGTTCCAGGACAAGTATTAGATTCAGTCAACATTAGAGTTTTCCACAGACCACAAGATGGCGGAAGCATGTTATCCAGCAACTCATATCGTGCAGACGGTATTAATGATAGATATGGCTTTGGTATACAACCACAAAATAAAGACGGCTTGTTTGTAAGATTAAATGATGTGATACTAGCACAAAATTTATACAAAGTAGATTATAGAAATAAACAAGTTAAATTTAATACTATTCCTGCTGTAAATGCAGATGTTAATATTATTTCAGTAAGCGGAAATGGTAAAAACTCTATTGAACAAAGTGAATTTGTAGGTGACGGAAGTACAAATGCTTTTGTAACTAAAATACATTATAGCACTGACTTAGATTACTATGCAACAGTAAACGGAGAAGCAGTAGATTCTGTTTTAACTTCAACTGAGGATAGTGCAGGACAAGATCCAAAAGCAATGATTATATTTGGTAGTCCACCTCCTGATAACAGTGTAATTAATTATGCAATTTATACTTCAGTAGATAATTTTAGTAAAATTGAAACTACAGAGTTTACAGGTGACGGAAGTACAAAGGTATTTCCTTTAGCAAAAACGCCTTATAGTGCTTTACCTAACAGTCATAATGTTATTGTTAAATTAGATAATAAAATACTTAATCCTGGATACAATCAACAATTTGATTGTAAAGCATCACAAAGAGAATATTTCTTAGAATTATGGCAATCACCTGTAGGTAGTTTTGATGATTCAGATATACTTGTGTTGCTAAATGGTAAAGAACTTACTATTGCAGTTGAATACAATATTCGTCCTTCAAACAGCAGTATTATTTTAGAGCCAGGCATTGGAGTTGAAGGTGATATTTTAGAAATTTATTTACGAACTGATGGTGATTATGCATTTGGAGATTTACAAATCATCAACAGTCAAAATACATGGGTAGACAGTGGTAAGAATTTACAACTTAAGACAGCTCCTACTGAAGGACAAAAATTAACAGTTTATACATTTAACAAGCACGATAGTATGGATTTTGAAAGACAAAACTTTGATGTTGTTGCAAGAAGTGTTCTAAGTATAGGTACTGAAGACCACATACAGTTTAATCATATAAAAGCAGGTTTAGTAAAACTTAGATACCCTGCTATTGATGCTCAATATGTATGGCTAACAGTAAATGGAATATTACAAACACCAAGTGTTGACTACAAACTTACAGATGATAAGAATTTTGTAAAATACAAAGGTTCTTTTGCTGATGACGATGTAGTTGAAGTAATACAATTTAGTTCACAAGGAGAAATTCAACCTAAGTTTGGATTTAGTCAATTCAAAGATATTTTAAATAGAAACATATATAAGCGTCTTGGTGATGTTGCTCCATTAAAACTTGCAAAAGATTTAAAAACATTTGATAAAGAGATATTTTTAGATGATGCATCTAAATTAGGACAGCCCGATAAGAATAGCAGTATTCCGGGTATAGTGTTTATTAATGGTGAGCGTATTGAATTCTTAATTAAACAAGGCAATGTATTACGTCAAATACAAAGAGGAACATTAGGAACAGGAGTACCTAGCGTACATGAGTCAGGCAGTGATGTTTATAACCAAGGACCAATACAAACTGCACCTTATGCAGATCAAACTATTGTAGAAGAACAAATAGGTGACGGATCTACAGCAGTATTTCCACTTTCCTTTACACCTACAAGTGTAAACGAGTTTGAAGTGTTTGTTGCAGGTAAAAGATTGCGTAAAAACGCAGTACAAATGTTTAATCCTACATTAGATCAGGATTCTCCTGAAGCAGATGAGACTGCTCCAGCTGAATTTTCAGTAGATGGTACAACAGCGAGCGTAACTCTGTTAAATACACCAGCACTGGATGTTAAAATTAAGATAGTCAGAAGACAAGGAAAACGCTGGGCAGACCCAGGAATTACACTTAATGATGCGGAAAGTTTGGTAGCACGTTTCTTTAAGGCAGAAAAGGTGGAGCTACCCAAATAAATACAGTATAGGACAAAGGTATGATTGACAACATAAAAGAAGAAAACGGAGTGTTACTCCAAGGACATATTAAGATTACTGACGCCAAAACCGGCGAAGTAATAGTCGATAAACGTAACGCTATTCACTATGAGAATATGAGTATTTCTCTAGCAGAAAGTTTAGCAAATGCAGGACAAGGAACTATTTACCAGATGGCATTTGGTAATGGCGGAACTAGTATTGATCCTACTGGAATTATTACATACCTTACACCTAACAGTACAGGAACTAACGCTAGTCTTTATAACCAAACATTTATTAAAGTTGTTGATGATAGAAGTGTTAATAACACAGACCCTGCAAGAAATAAGATTGAATCAAGACACGTAAGTGGTACTAATTATACAGACATTGTTGTTAGTTGTTTACTTGATTACGGTGAACCTTCAGGGCAAGATGCTGTAGATAATGCAACCGACGCTGACAGTTTATATGTATTTGATGAACTAGGACTTGTAAGTTATAATCCATCAGGACAAGGCAGACTGTTAACACATGTAATCTTCCACCCAGTACAAAAGAGTTTAAATAGATTAATTCAAATTGATTATACTGTGCGTGTACAAAGTCTATCAGGGATGAATGAGTAATGGCATATACAATTAACTACTCAGATACTAACAAGGGAACTATCTCAATTGAAGATAGTACAATTAATCAGCAAACAAGTTTAGATATTCCTGGACGTAACACAACTAGTTATGGGTCAGTTATAGCAGAGAGCTTTCTTAAATTACTAGAAAATTTTGCAAATACAGCGGCACCACGTAACCCTGTGCAAGGACAATTATGGTATGATAGTTCAACAGGTATTGATACATTAAAATTATATGATGGTACTGGTTGGGTAAATGCAAGTGGACTTAAAAAAGGAAACAATGCACCAGACGTTGCAAATGCACTACAAGGAGACCTTTGGTCAGATACAGACAACAATCAGTTGTATATTTTTACAGGTTCAGGTTGGACACTAGTTGGACCTGAGTATAGTGACGGACTTTTGACAGGTGCAAAGCCTGTTGTAGTAACAGGTAAAGACGAAGTACTTTATACTATTTTACAACTTGAAGTTGGTGGCTCACCAATTGCAATTTATTCAACAAGAACATTTCAACCTAAGAGTACAATTCCTGGATTTACAATTATTCAACCTGGATTAAATTTATCAAACGCTAATGTTGGCGGAGACGGCATTGGAAAATATTATGGTACAAGTGAAAAAGCAGAAAACTTAGTTGTAGCAGGAGCAAGTGTTGCGGCAAGTAATTTTTTAAGATCTGATGTAGCAAGTACTTCTTCACAAAAATTAACAGTAAGTAACAACCAAGGTATACAAGTAGGACAAGATGCTATTGTTACACTTGATGTACAAGGTACATCAGGAGTTGTTACTAACTTAACATCAGGTGCACCTATCGACTTTAAAGTTAATAACTTAGGTGTACAAAAGAATGTTATAAGAATTGATTCAACAGAAAAAGTTGGTATTAATACATTATCACCTGCAGAAGCATTAGATGTTGCAGGGTCAATACAAACAAGTGCAAACTTAATTGTACAAGGTACAACTGATAGTGCAAGTATTGGAACTGGAGCAGTAAAAATTTCCGGTGGTGTTGGTATTGCAAAAAAATTATTTGTAGGAACAGATTTAAGTGTTGCTGGCTCAAGTACAGTTGGTGCCGTTGCACCTATATCTACACAAACGTATTCATTAGGAACAAGCGAAAAACGTTGGTCAGCAGTTCATGCTGTTGAGTTTAGAGGAAACTTAGTTGGTAACATTACTGGTACAGTAACTGGTGGTGCTACAAACGCAAACAAATTGACTAGTGCATCAACATTCCAACTTACAGGAGATGTAAGTTCTAATCAAATTACATTTGACGGACAAGTTGGCGGAACAACAAAAACATTTTCAACAGAAATTAGCAACACATTTATTGCTAACAAAACACTTGCTACAACACCTAACAAAGATGATGAAATAATTATTAACAGAATTTCAGGTGATGACACAGGTGTATTTAAAATTTCACAAGCGGCACTTGTAAGTAGTGTACCGGTAATTCCAGTTGGTACTATTGTACCATTTGGCGGAGTAAACACACCTGCTGGTTGGTTGTTGTGTGATGGTACAGAAGTTAGAATTGCTGATTACTTAGGTTTATATAATGCTATTCAATATCAATTTAAAGACCAAAGCCAAGTTTCGTCAGGATTTTTTGGTCTGCCAGACTTTAGAGGTAGATTCCCACTAGGTGCAGATAATATGGGCGGTGCTAGTGCTAACAGAGTTTCAGATGTAAACGCTGATACAGTTGGTCTTGCATCAGGTGTTGAAAGTAGATCTATTGATGTTAAAAACTTACCTGAACACGAACATGATTTAAGATCACCAAAAGGTGCTCAGTTCTATGTTATATTAGATGACAGTGGTACACAGCAAGACGCTGATACTATTCCATATGATGCTCCAACAGGATCAGGTGCAGGACAAGCGAGAACTTCAAGTGGTGGATTGTTGAATAGAAGAAATATTCAGTACAATACTAACACAGGATTAGAAGAATTTGAAACATTTGATATTACTGAACTAGGAACACCATATAATGTTATGAACCCGTTCTTAACTGTCAAATATATCATCTATACAGGAGTTGGGGGCTAATATGGCATATCAGATTAATAAGACTAGTGGTGCATTACTTGTAAACCTAGCAGACGGGCAAATTGATGTTTCAAGTACAGACATTACACTAATTGGTAGAAACTATACAGGATTTGGTGAAAGCATAAATGAAAACTTTGTTAAAATGTTGGAAAATTTTGCTAATCCAAGTGCTCCACCTAATCCACTAGCAGGACAAATTTGGTGGGATACAGCCACTTCAAGATTAAATGTTTATACAGGTACAAATTGGACAACAGGTGGAGGACCTATTGTACAACCTACACAACCTTCAATGGTTGCAGGTGACCTATGGATTAACAATGATGCTAACCAAATGTACTTTTATGATGGTACAGATTTAGAATTAGCAGGACCTATTTACAATGCTTTCCAAGGACGTTCAGGTCCTGAAGTTGTAACTGTACTTGACCAAACAGGTACAAGTAGAACTATTGTTAAGTATTGGGTAGGTGGAACATTTGTTGGACTTTGGAGTAAGATTGCATTTACTCCACAAAACGTTGACACTATTCCAAACTTTGTTGGTGACGTTTCAAAAGGATTTAATGTTGTTGACGCTGATTTTATTTTTGCAGGTACAGCTTCTAGAACAGCGGCACTTGTAGATAGTAATAATGTATCAAGAACAGCGGCACAGTTTTTAGCAAGTGACTCAGACGATGCAACATCAGGTGCGTTAACAGTAAGAAATAACAATGGACTTACTATTGGACTTACAGACAACAATGTTGTCAAAATTGCCGCAGATGGTGTTATTAATGAGAACCAAGTTTCAGGACAAAACTATACATTTAGAATGACAACTAGCACTGGTAAAACAGATGCAATGACTATTGATTCTGCAAATAGTAGAATAGGAATTTTTAACACAAGTCCAACGCAAACATTAGACGTTGGCGGCAACATGAGAGTTGGCGGAAACTTAATTGTTGACGGAGAAACAACAAGTTTAGATGTACAGACATTATTAGTAAGAGATAAAAGTATCGAACTTGCAAAAGGTGACGATAGTACACTACTTGACGATACAGCAGTTGATCAAGCAGGTATTACAGTAGCGTCTACAAACGGTACTAAAGAATTTTTATGGCGTAACAATACAAACTCATGGACATCTAATGTAAGTGTCAACTTAACAGGAGCAAGTTCACTTAAATTTGACGGAGTTGACATTATTACAGGCTCATCAGCACCAGGACTAACATCATTAGGTGCGTTATCAGATGCTAATATAGGTAGCTTTGCTTTTACAGGTGGTAATGCTTTATCTACAACCACTGTAGATGGTGCTGGTAACGGTATGAATATAACAGCGGCTGGCAACATTAACTTAGTTACACCAAGACAAATCAGAAATGTTGCAGATCCAACAGCAGATCAAGACGTAGCAACAAAGGCATATGTTGATAGTAGTATAAATTTAGAAGTTTTATCAATAGCACTAGACGTAACAGGGCTTGGAACAGCAGGAACTACGCAACAGCATACAAATATTGCTACAATTTTGAATGATATTGCTCCTGCAAGTACAAAACAGAACGGAACTGAAGCTAGAATACACTGTACAACAACTACAGGTGCTACAGCAACACTTACTGGATCTGCTTTGAATACAGCATTCAACGAAAGTTTAATACTTGTACAGCAAAAAGACAACAGCGGAAACGATGATGGCTCTGTAAGTGTTATACAAAGTGCTACGTTTAATGATGCTACTGGTAATATTACATCTACGGTATCTAGAACACTTAAATTATTTAGAATTAATGACGGAGCATGGGGTTATGTGCAAGACTTGACTCCAGGCGCTTTGATATAAATACATATAACACAATTAGGGGTTAATAAATGGCATACGTAATAAATTTAACAAATGGAGCACAGTTAACTACTGTTGAGGACGGCACCATTGACCAAAGTACTTCGCTTAAATTAGTAGGTAAGAACTATGCTGGTTACGGTGAAATCCAAAACGAAAACTTTGTCCATTTACTAGAAAACTTTTCTAGTGCAAATCAGCCAGCAGGTCCACTATCTGGGCAAGTTTGGTTTGACAGTTCATTAAAGAAATTAAAGTTCTATGACGGAACAAAATTTAGAACAACAGGTGGTGCAGAAGTAGGTACTACGCAACCAGTTGGTTTAACAACAGGTGATTTTTGGTGGGATAGCGGCAACAATCAGCTATATGCACAAAACGCTGACGGTGGATTTGTCCTAATTGGTCCACAGTCCATAGGCGAAACTGTAAGTGCTATGGTTACTGCACAAGTACGTGACAACAATCAAGTTAATAGAACAATTATTAAAGGTACAGTCGACGATGGCGTTGTGTTTATTGTAAGCAACGCAGAATTTACTATCGATACAACAGATCCAGCCAATGCCATTACTGGTTTTGATGTAGTTCGTCAAGGACTTACTTTAAGAAATACAACAAGTTCAACAAACGGTATAACAAGTTCAGCACATAGGTTCCATGGTACTGCTACAAACGCAGAAAAACTTGGCGGAGTAGCGGCGGCAGATTATGCACTAGCAGGAGCGGCGGACTTTAGCAGTATTGTTAGATTTGCTGACGCTGGATTCACAGTAGGTGCGGCAAATGACTTAGCAGTGTTTATTGACACATCAGGATCAGGTGATGAAGGTGTTATTGATAACACAGTTGGACAAAAAATTAGATTTAAAGTTAAATCAACTGGCGGAGTAACAACAGAACCATTCCATATTCAAGCGGCAGGTTTGATTCCAACAGCTACTACAACATATGACATTGGAGATGCAAACTATAAATGGAGAAATATGTATGCAACTTCATTTAATGGATTAGCCACACAAGCTATTGCACTACAAGTTGGTAGTAATTATAGAACAGGTGATGTAAATCCAACAAACAATACAGTTGCAGTACGTGACTCAAGCGGTAACATTGCCGCAAACGTGTTTAACGGTATATCAACAAGTGCAAGATATGCTGACTTAGCAGAAAAATATACAACAGCAGAAGAATATCCAGTGGGAACAGCAGTTGCAGTAGACTTTGGTGACGAAAATGATCACGAAGTTGTAAGTGCAAAATCAAGTTCAATGCCAATTGGTGTTGTTTCAGCAGAACCTGCTTACTTAATGAACAGTGAAGCAGAAGGACAAGCAATTGGTCTCAAAGGTCGTGTGCCAGTACGTTGCAAAGGAGTTGTTAAGAAGGGCGAAGCAGTTTATGCTTGGGAAGATGGAGTATGCTCAACAGTACAAACTACAGCATTAGTAGGAATAGCTTTAGAATCTAGTACAGATGAGTCAGAAAAACTTATCGAGTGTGTACTTAAAGTATAAGTATTAAAAAGGAAGTAATATGGCAGTAGGCGACACAATTACCGCGGCGCGGTACAACATTATTCAAGCAAGAATTGCGGCAGTCATCGGTCTAGGATCAGGTGATGAAGGTTATGGGCAAGCAAGAGCAAGTCAAACAGTTCCAGTAGGAGCAACGATTACAGCTCAAGACATGACTAATTTGTTTACTGATATGACAAAGATTAGACTGCACCAAACTGGATCAGTACCAAGCGAAATTGCAGAGCCAAGCGTAGGTGATACAGTTGAAGATAGTAATACAACTACAAAAGAAGGGTATGTACAATACGAAAGTTTAAGTACAACCTGTCAAGCATCAAGATTAAGTGCGGCCGCTAGCCAATTAGGTTTACAATCAGGAACATCTAGTAGTAGAGGTTCAAGTTGGTCAGATGATATTAACCATTCGTTCACAGTAACATTTGGTGGATATTCAGTTACTAACGGCGATGGTACAACAACAACTATAAGTGGTGCAGATCATATGCGTGTATTTTTTAATGCAGGCGGAACTATTAATTTAAGTGGGTCAATTGGTTCAGGAAATAGCACTATTAATAATGACTGGCGTAACTTAATGACAAGTGTTGGAACAGTTGTGTTTGGTAGAGCAACTACAAGTAATGGATCAGTTGGTACAAACTTTGGTTATGCAAATTTGCCAGGAAGTTTTACAACAATTTTTAACAAAACAGCATCTGCATATTCAGCAAACGATTATTTGATTGAAGCAAGAAAAAGCGGAGCAGTTCTTACATTTAGAGTAACATTCAACGAAGATAAAGGTCCAAATCCAAATTTTGACGAAGCAGTTACAGCAACTACAAGCAGTACAGCTCAATTAAATAGGCCAAATAACTCTAGTAGCGTTAATATTCCAGCGCCAACTTTCAATACTACAGACAACCTATAAGATTAAATAGTTATACAATTAACTAGGAGTATAACTATGGAAGATGCTTTAGAAAAAGCATTAGAGTTTGCTAATTTTTCAGCAACACTTAATACACAGAAAACAATACTGAAAAACAAGTACAAAGATAATTGTGCATTGTATTTCAAAGGTGGCAAGTTTACAGTATCTATGACGTTGTTTTCTTTTGTTTCTAATTTACTTTCCCATAATGTAAAAGCAACAGTAATTGTTGACGACAACGATACTCCTATACAAATAGATGATGTGCAAGAATTTTTTGATCTTGTTAAGAACAAATATGCAACAGCAAATAACATTTATCTAAATGAATATAAGAAACTTACATCACAAAGAAGCATAGAAGGTTTAGTTGATGAATAATGGAGTACTATGCTTTGCAAATAACAATAATAAAATAAATTACATTCTGCAGGCACAAGAACTGGCTATAAGAGTACGCAAGTATTTAGACTTGCCTACAACAATAGTTACATCTACACCCGAAGAAGTAGATAGCACATATTTTGATAAAGTAATTACTACAGAACATCCTAGTGGAAATTACAAAAGATATTACGATGGTGCAAGTACACATACTAACATTGCTTTTAATAATGCTGGCAGAATAAACAGTTTTGATATCTCTCCTTATGATCAAACATTAGTTTTAGATACAGATGTTATTTTGTGTAACCACGATTTAAAAAATGCTTTCAATAATTTACACGAATTTCAAATCTATAAAAATTGTACAGACTTAACAACATGGCGTACACATGATGAATTCAAATACATAAATGACAAAGGTATTTCATTCTATTGGGCAACAGCTTTTTGTTTTAAGAGAACTAAACAAACAGAAATATTTTTTAATCTATTAAAAACACTTAGAAAAAATTGGAATCATTATTCACAAGTTTTTGATTTAGGATCAAGAAACTTTAGAAATGATCATATCTTTAGTATTGCTATACACATGATGGACGGTTTTGTAGAAAGTAATTGGGCAAAAAATTTACCTGGCACTTTGTATTATACACTAGACAGAGATATATTACAAAAAATAAGTGATAGTAAACTTGTATTTCTTTTACAAAAAGAAAACGTACACAACGAATATATATTGTCATCTACTAAAGATATGAATGTACATGTCATGAATAAATTTAGTTTAGAGAGGTTATTAAATGTCTAAAGGATATTTGTTAGTTGCAATGGGTAACGAGTATGTAGATCAAGCATGCCTTTGTGCATTAAGCATTAAGAAAACACAATCTATATCAAATGTATCTATTATGACTAATGATGTAGTTCCTGCAAAGTATAAAAAACTATTTGATAAAATAATTGAAGTCCCACAACGTAAGTCAGATAAAAGTTTTTATAGTACAGAGCATAGATGGAAAGTATTCCATATAACGCCTTATGAAGAAACTATAATTCTAGATACAGACACAATATTTTTAAGTAATATTGATTATGTCTGGGATAGTTTACAAGGACGCAGTGTAGCATTTTTAACGGATGCAAAAACTTATAGAGGCAATACTATTGTTGATGATTTTTACAGGCAAGTATTTGTAAAAAATAACTTACCTAATATATACAATGCATTCCATTACTTTAGACAAGATCATATTGCTTTAGATTACTACAAACATTTAGAACTTGTTTGTAAGCATACGGAAGATTTTTACAATATACATTTGAAAAAACTAAAACCCAAAGTATCAAGCATGGATGTCAATCATGCTATTGCTGTCTTGAATAGCAATCTACAAAAATACGAAATAAACACTTTAAACTTTGTTCATATGAAACCGCGTGTTCAAGAATGGAAAGTGACAAATGGATCATGGATGCAAGATATTCCTTTTTATATAGATGATAATTGCAATTTAAAAATAGGAAATTATTTACAGTCTGGAGTTTTTCATTACGTAGAACATAAATTCTGTGAAGAGGTAATAGGAAAATATGCATAGTATCAAAGTTGAAACAAAACAATATGTATCTTTCAATCCTGACACAGGAGAAATATTTGCTATTGGTCCTAGTCAAGAAGAAGGATATCAACATATTGAAGTTACCGAAGAACAGATAGATCCTATAAAAACTTTCAAAGACAAAATGGAAGATTATAAAGTTGTTTTCAGTTCTGTAACTAAACAACATGAACTAAGGAAACTTGAAAATAACGAAGATGAGAATCGGTTTCTATTAAATCAACTACAAGAAAAGCGTAAAGATCCATACTTTGATATTATCTTTTCTGTTGACAAAAAGAAGGATTTATGTTATATTAGTACAATCGAAGGTTTATCTAATGTAAAGTTTGACGCAAATATTATGTTTAGCGTTACAAAAAAAGATGATCCGCACTTTCTTATTGAATCTGTAGATTACAAAGTAGGTGATAAGTTGGAACTAGAAATAAAATTAGATAAGCCATATAGCATATTCACAGACAGCAATTCGTTACGTTGTGTATATGAGGAGATATAATGAAGATTGCAGAACTTGATATTATATTTTTGAGTTATGATGAACCAAATGCTGATAAAAATTATGCAGACCTATTAACAAAAGTTCCTTGGGCAAAACGTGTACACGGTATAGAAGGTTCAGATGCCGCACATAAAGCCTGTGCAGAATTATCTGAAACAGACAGATTTATTACAGTTGATGGCGATAATACTATACGTCAAGACTTTATCAATCAAGTATTAGACTTTGATGAACATACTGATTTAGCAAATAGTGTTATAAGTTGGTGTGGCAAAAATACAATAAATGGATTGATGTACGGCAATGGCGGACTTAAATGTTGGCCTAAAGAATATGTTTTAAATATGAAGACACATGAAAATGCAGATCCAAACAATCCACATGCACAAGTAGATTTTTGTTGGGATATTAATTACATTCAACAAAACAGTTGTTATTCAGATGTTCACAATAACGAAACACCACACCAAGCATGGAGAGCTGGTTTTAGAGAAGGAGTAAAACTTGCTCTTGATAGAGGTGTAAGAATTAGTAAAGAGCAATTTAAAGTAGGCCATGCTAAAAATTTAAATATGTTATATATTTGGATGATGATAGGTGCTGATATGCCTAATGGTTATTGGGCTATTGCAGGAGCTCGAGAAGGCTTGTCAATGACAATGCTTACTGACTGGGACTATATAAATGTAAGAGATTTTCAATATTTAAATAATTTATTTGCAGGACGTGACGAAATGCCAGACGATGTGTTACACAGCGAAATATTTAATCATGGTTCTGATTTGATAAATGAGTTAGAGATTCCTATTGCTATACAACCGTTAAATGAAGAACAAAGTGCATTTTTTAAAACAGTAAATGAAAACTACGGTAGGGTAATTAATAATAAGGTAATCGACAGAGAAAATTAATGCGAGTAGAGCCAACAGAAGTTAAACAGAAACTAGACGCTGTCGGTTGCGGCTTTTGCCTTGCCAAATGGACGCAAGTTACAATACATTTAGGTTCAGGACTTACACAAAGTTGCCATCACGTAAAAGCTCACCCTATCGATTTAAATGATCTTGCAACTAATCCAAGTGTATTACATAATACAGGCTTTAAGAAAAACATAAGAAAGCAAATGTTGAATAATGAACGTCCTGCGGAATGTAATTATTGTTGGAGAATAGAAGACAATACCGGAATGACAAGTGATAGGATATGGAAAAGTAGAGATAATTTTAGTTGGCCGCACTATGACACTATCAAAAATCTAACAGGAGATGAAAATTTTTATCCTACATATGTTGAAGTAAGTTTTAGTAATGTATGTAATTTCAAATGCGGATATTGTGGTCCTGCATTTAGTAGTAAATGGGGTGATGAGATTAGAGAACATGGTGCTTATACATTTGATACAACCAATTGGAAATACAATCAGCCTGACGAATATCAAAAACAGATTCCCGAAAGAGAAGAAAATCCGTATATAGAAGCATTTTGGAAATGGTTTCCGGACGCAGTGCAACATATGCATACTTTTAGAATTACAGGCGGTGAACCGCTTATGTCAAAACATACAAACAAAGTTATTGATCATCTTATGAATAATCCACAGCCTAACTTAGAATTTTCGATAAATTCCAATGCTTGTCCTCCGGGTAAACTTTGGAAGCAATTCGTAGATAAAATTAAAGTTTTAGAAGATAAGAAATGCATCAAGCGTTTTATATTATTTGTTAGTGCTGAAGGGGTTGGCGAACAACAAGAATACAATAGGTTTGGTATGGATTGGGATATGTTTACTCGTAATGTTGAATATTATTTAAGTAGCACTCAAGGAGTATGTAGTTTTATGAGTGCATTTAATATTTTAAGTATTCCTACATTTTATAATTTTTTACAGTATGTCGCAGATTTAAAAAACAAATATTACACAAAAGATTTTCAAAGAGTTTTAGTAGACATACCTTATGTAAAAAGTCCAGGATTTTTAGATGCCAAGATTAGCACTTACGATCTAGTTCAAGAATATCTATATCCTTGTGTATCTTTAATGAGAAAGAACAAATTTTCAAATATAGAAATACAAAAAATGCAAAGAATTATTGCTGATTTAAATGTAAGGCATGATAAACCTGAAGAATTTGAAACAGAAGCTATAGAAGGCCGACGCATGTTTTACGAATGGATACAACAATATGATAAAAGGCGTGGCACAAATTTTATAGAAACATTTCCAGAAATGAATAGATTTTTAGAGGACTGCAAAGCATGTATGATATAGTTTTTATTAGTTACTACGAGCCTAATGCAGATGACCTATATAAAGATCTGTACACTAGATATAATAGCACAGGTGTATTTGGTGATAGAGTAAAGCGTATAAAAAATGTAAAAGGAATTCACAACGCACACATTGAAGCGGCTAAGATTGCAAACACAGATTATTTTTATGTTGTTGACGGAGACGCAGAAGTATTAGATAGTTTTAACTTTGATTATATTGTTCCTAATTTAGTTGAAGATGTAGTGCATGTATGGACAAGTATAAATCCGATAAATGATTTAGCATACGGTTATGGCGGTGTAAAACTTTTACCAACACAACTTACAAGGAACTTAAATACAAATAGTAGTGATATGACAACAAGTATTAGTAATAATTTTAAGGTTATGAATGAAGTATCTAATATTACGTTTTTTAATACAGATGAATTTAGCACATGGAAAAGTGCATTTAGAGAATGTGCAAAGTTGAGCAGTAAAATAATTGATAGACAAGATGAAGGAGAAACAGATGAAAGACTCAAAATATGGACTACTAAGGCTAATGGAAGATTTTGTGAGTATGCGATTCGAGGTGCTAGGGCTGGTATGGAGTTTGGCCTTTCTAGCGGGGCTGACCTTCGGCTAATAAATGACTTTGATTGGTTAAAGGAAAAATTCAATGCTTAATATTGTTGTAACAAGTAAACCTGTAGATGGACTTTTTTATTATAGCTATGAGTATTGCTCTCTTTTGAATAGTTTAGGAATAAAAGCAAGAGTAATTGTAATTACACATAGAAACTTTACACAGCAAGATTACTTAGATGTATTGAAGTACAAGTACATACATCAACATAATGTTTTGTTTAACTCATTAGATGGTTGGACAGGTGACGCTACACTAATTATGGGTAGGAGTATGATGACATTGAGCTACCAAGACTTTGATAGTTACACAATGCAACAGCAAATGATACTACGTACTTTGTTTGCAGGTAATGTAATTAGTGTATACTCAGAAAATCATCCTACAAAATATCCACTAGCAGTTGAATTTTACCAACCTGAGAAAATTGTAGACTTATGTGATAAAGAAGTATATCCTAATGGCGTAGGAATACATTTTGAAAAAACAATTAATTTTGACATATACAAAAAGCATAAAGACAATATACAATTCAAGCATTTATTTTTAGGAACCAATGACAAATATTATGCAACAGTGGAAAAAATTATTGATCAATATCCAGATCATGGTATTTTAACATATGATGCTGATTACATAAATCCTAAAAATAATAACATATTTGT